CAACTCAACCGAATTGCCCATTGCGATGGTCCACGGGCTGTGAATCATCACCATGCCGCCGTCGCTGATTGTGACATTTTCGCCAACCATTGCGATGTAGCTCGCAGCCGATGCCGCCAACGAATCAACCGCAACGTCAACGCCTCCTGTGTTCCGTTCCAGTGCGTTGTAGATGGCAATCGCTTCATCGACCGATCCGCCAGCCGAATTGATTCTTACGGTGATCCTGCCGCTATATCCGCGAATGGCATTGATTACGGTAGATGCGTCAATCATCCCTAGCCATGACGGTCCAATGTCGTCATAGATGAACATCTCGCCGGTCGTTTTGTCGAAGTCAAACATTGCAATATAGCTCCTGTGCGAGCGTTGGCGGCATGTAAAACGAATTCACGCGAGTACGGCAAATGGGAATCAACCCGTGACCTGCCGCAATCGTATCAAGGTACTGGTATCTGTCTTGAATGATGAAATGGTTTCCACCTTGAACATCAATCGACATTCCCAACATCCATTCCGGTATTGGTTGTGCCATCGAATGCCCTACGCCGCTCATGTACGGTCCTGCTATGTCGTAATGCTCGACTACGACCAGCGACGGATGGCACCACTGTAGAGCATGCTTCATTGCTACTGAATCGCGTCCGTCAATGTCGATAATTAGAACGTCGCATTGTGGAATTGGCCCACCTTCGTAGCGTCCTCTTGCTTTGCTTGGATGCTGCGGATAGATCAAAAAATGTCTCGCAAGCGACTCCCACGCATCTTCGTCGCTTTCGTACGCAACCACCTTCCAATCGTTAGCCAACAATGATTGGCATGTAAGCGGCAACTTGTTTCCGTCTCCGCCACCAATCTCCACCGCAACGCCTTCTATGTCGGACAATGATGGCAAAAAGTCAACGATACATTCGACAAGCCCTTGCTCACCAAACTGCCATCCACTTCGCCAATCTGCGAGGAAATCAAACCCTGGTTCCGTCGTAAAATACGGATCGTCTAAATAATCTGACATAGCAACTCCCCTGCTCTATCCTTCCAGTTACAAACACAATCAGAAACACGCTTCTTCAATTCTTCCGTTGTTGTAGCTTGATCTGCACAAGCTAGCAACATTTGCCTTGACTGTTCGCAGTATTCGTCGGCAAGTTCTCTCGGTACACCTGCCTTCTGAATTACCTCTCCAAACGTGTTGACCCACCTGGCGTAAAACTCGTCAATCGCATTGCAGAAGTTGTCCGCTGTGGCATACATTACCACACGCTTTGACTCGACTCCAATCATGTGGGCTACACGCTCGCGAATTACCCTGTCCTGTGGCGATTCCTCTTCATCTAGCTCCGGTTCTTCTACGTCCTGATTCTGTCCGCCTTGGCCTGGTGTGATCGCTGGATTCGCGTACTCGTCGCCGCCGTCGTACGGATTCATGTCGAGCTTTTGCCTAGCTTCGTTCGGCGACATAATCCGCTGAGTGATCGCGATGCCGAGTGATTCGATCGTCGTCTTGTAATCGGCTCTCAGCAGTGCGGCTGTGTTAAACTTTGTGTAGTAAAGATTGCTCTGCGTAGAGAGTAGTTTGCGGTTGCACTCCTCTTCCCACTTGACCAACCACGGCATCAGACAGTTAGAAAGGTAGGCTAGGTTCTTCTGCTCTAGCGAGTTGTAAGAAACGCTGGAGTCGTCTCCAAGGATAGACTCCAGCAAGAACCACAATGCAGCGTCTTGCCTTTGGTAGCGTCGATGCTCCACCATCTGCGACTCTTGGCTGTTCATCTGCGTGACGTTAGCCTTGATGCCTCTGGTGAGCAGTCCAGCCTTGTCCGCGTTCTCGCTTCCGCTGTGGTAAGCATTGAAGTCGTCGATAAATTCCTTTGCGTCTTCTGGCTTCTTGAAAGCCTCTGGTGGTGCCTCTAGCAGCATGGCGGCTTTGAATCCTTTCTTAAATCCAAATTGGATTCTGCGATCGGACTGCAATCCAATGTCCCATGAATCGCTTGCAACCTTCCACAATGACTTACCAGCGTAACCATCAAATCCAAGTCCTGGAATGTGGATTACCTGATCGTCTCGGAGAGTAAGGTATTGGCTCGATTGGCTTGCCGTCTCATGTTGCAAAATCGGATCGTCGCTATTGTGCGGAAGGTGAATATAGAGCTTTACGCCTTCCTGTACGTCCGGTGCAGTCCTTCCAGGATACAGCGGAATCAGTTCCGATGGCCGCCCGTTTTTTGTTGCGATGTAAGCGTATGCGTTGCCCCAAAGTAGAGCGTGGGCCTGCATTGTTTGCTTAAATACAACTGGAGTTTGCCACGAATTCGGAGCGACTTTTAACAACCGATAAGCTGGGTGGTTTGTCGCAACTTCTACGCCTCTGCCGTCTGGTAGCCTGCGATGCAGGACAAGTGGCAATTGACCAACGTGACCGCTGATCTTACTAACAGCGTACCAAATAGGAGGATATTTGATTGCAGAATCAGGCGTGACGTACTTGTCACTGCTCTCTCCGAAAATCAAATCAGATAGCCAGCTCGCAGCGTTTGTAAGACTCAACATTGTTCCAATTCTCCATTACACAAAAAACGCTGGGCCACTCGATGTAGAGGGTGCAACCTTTACCGCTCTATATGCCATTATCATAGCAACTATTGGGTCAATTTTCTGCTTAGAATTCGCCTTGTCAAACATCCATCTCTGCGTGCGGTCCTGCACGACCACCGCATTGCCGCTGCACCACGTCAAAATAGTGTCGCCGTCGTGGCGGAATCTGCCTTCGTTCAAGTCGGACAAAAAAGATCGTATTGGCTCGTTAAATTGGCTGTAGTTTTGCGACATTTTAACAGGAGTGAGCCCGTTTTCCTCTAAATCCGCAGCCATTTGCATAGCTTGATATGGATCGTACGCAACGAATTCAATACCATATTTCTCGCAATCGGCAAGTAAATCGTCCCTCAATTGCTGAATTGCATGCTTGCAAACAGGAAGCAAACCAGCCCCAATAAATGATGCAATCGGCTCCTCTGACAAGTTCCGCTTCGTGTCTTCGCTCATGTATGACTTTTGCCGTACCTCGAAGCGGTAAATCGGCTGTTGTTCTTCCGTTTCGCCGTCTAGGAACCTTGCAACCAAAGCATAAGCCGCCAAGTCGTCCCTGCCTCCCAAGTCGAATCCCGCAGCAATTGCGTCCGCGTCTCTCCAGTCGCTTAGATGGTCGCATGCGTTTGACCACAACACCGGATCGATTGCACGCTCTGTGGAGCTTACCATTACGTTGCAGTGGTATCTCCTGAACCGATTCATGGCTACCAGGTCGCTGCGTGCTTCTTGTGCCATTTCTTCGAGGTATTCCAAGCCTACGCTTACGCCGAGGTTAGGATTGGCCTTAATCCAACAATCGGGATTCAACGGGTCGTCGTCGTCATCAATCGATGCGATGTAGCCGAAAATCGATTCGTCAATTAGCACACCATCTAGCACGTTCTTGACGTAGCTAGTCTCTTCCTTCCAGAGTTGAGAGCGATCGTCTCCTGCTGTTGTGATCGTAGCAATTAGCGGCTGCGGTCGTGCTCCTGATCCTGTTCGCATGGTGTCGTAAAATGGACGCTGCTGTTCCTTCCATGCGTGAAGTTCATCGAAGAACACGCCGTGCGGGTTCAGTCCGTCGAAAGGCTTGTCGCTGCCGAGAGGACGAATAAACGAATTGACGCTTGGAAAACTGATATTGTCTTTCAGTAGTTTTGCGTGCTTCATCAAGGCAGGCGATTGCCTCACCATCGATTCGGAATCTCGAAACAACAGCCTAGCTTGGTCGATCTTGGTTGCTCCGATGTAGACTTCGGCACCGGCTTCATTGTCTGCAAAGCTGAGATAGATCGCCAAGCCGCCGCACCACGTTGTTTTACCGTTCTTCCTGGCTACCGAAACGTGGGCTCTGCGGAATCTTCGAGTGCCGTCTAGCCGCTTCCAACCAAGCAAAACAGCGTTGCAAAACATCTGCCATGGAGACAATTCAAACGCTTGCCCTGCCCACTTGCTTTTAGCATGGCGAAACGCAACAGGAAAAAAAATACAGGCGTCTTCCGCCTCTTCCTCGTCAAAATAATACGGGAACGCTTCCGTTCTTTCACGCCGCAAATCTCGTAAGTGTCGCTGTACGGCCGAGCGAACATAGTTGCCGGTTGGGATCTCGCCCGACATTACGCTTTCACAATAGCCAGACACGGCCAATAGCGGTTCAGCGATCGTCGTCAAGTCTTATCCTTTTTGCGTCTCAAAAACTCAGTCAGCGGATCTTTGTCCTCTTTCTCTTCTGGTGGCAATTTGAGTGACATTCTCGCCATTGGTGATGTGCCAAACTCCCTCCCAAGTGCAATTACTCGATCCATCAGGGCCAACGCTGCTATGCGTACGTCCTTATCTAATGGGTCCGCCACGAACTCCGGCCAAATCCGGCGATACTGCCCCCACGCATCGCAGTAGACAATCAGTTTGTCGAAGTCGAGGTTAGTAATTTGTTCTGGCGGAAGCGTGTTTACAATTCGGTCCCACGCCATTCTTTCTTCGCTTTGCTCTGGAAATGGTGAGACGAGCTTGGCAGGATCGACCCGCAATTCCGTGCGGCTGCCGTGACGGTCTTTGCGAAATGTTCCGTCTTTTTCGTGCTCTAACGCGGCTTTGGCGTTATGTCCGCCGCTTCTGCCCTTAACTCCAGGCATTTTCCATTTTCCTGATTTGCTTCCTAACTGTTTGCTCGCG